GATGAGACTTTGACCCTCGAAGTGTCCCATCAGGACACCAAGAACGGTCGCATTCGAACCTTGATTCGGGTTACGCAGAGGAAAGTTGTTTCAGATCCATTGACAAGCGTCAATGACTGGGACAACTTGGTCTTTTCCTTTGTTATCGATAGGCCAGGATATGGCTTTACCGAAACAGAGGCAGACTACCTCAGGGCGGGCCTCTTTGGCCTGCTTGACTCTACCATGATGTCGAAACTTTTCGGAAAGGAGTCTTAGTCAAAAGCTCCTATCCGATTCACTGAATCCTCTTCTTTAGAGTATTCAGGGTCGTCAACTTGGTGAGTATGGTTTGGAGACTGCTTGCGCAGCGTTACGTATGTGGCTTTACCGCTTTACCCCCGTAAGGAGGGAGCGTGAAAAGAAACGTAAGTAACTTCCTAGACCTAGTACAGGCTGTCTATCTTGACGCCTGTGCAAAGTGCATCGCTGACGTCTCTGATTTACGTGATATCGAAACCATCGAATCACGTGTCGAAGAGGAGGGTTTATCGTTCCTTACGATTACCCTTCCCGAGTTTTGTAAGATCTTCGAAAGAAGTCTTCAGCTCGGTTATTTCGACCCAGCAGGCTTCCGATATTTTCATCGGAAGCGTGGAGGAATCCCCGAATTTCTTCGAGGTATCCTCGGTCAAATCTTCGACATTGAGACAGGGAGGTTGAAAGATGAAGTATATCCCCCAAATATTGAAGCAGTTAGGCAAATTTGCCTACTCTTCAAGAAATTGGAAGTCCCGTGCACTCCCGAGAGGGAGGCGAAGGCACTGGACAACTTCGTCGAAGTTGAGCAGCTTAATGAGCGTTTTCAGCTTCGTGAAGACGACAGAGAATCTTTTTCTCGTGTGTCTTCTGTGCTATGGCACAACATGCTGGCTGATATACAGCCTGATATGTTTGTACCTAGGCACGGTCCCGGAGCCACTGCCGAAGGAGTACGTGGAAATTCCAAGTACCTTTGGCAGCGTTGGTACGAACGTCTCGAACCTTATTTTCCCTTTTTCCCTATGTGCTATAGTTATAGCGCATTTGGGGAGGGAGTGTTCGAGAAGGTTACGTTCGTTCCGGAAGAAGAGGAGGACCCAGTAAGAGTCACCCTTGTTCCGAAAACTCTCAAAGCACCCCGCGTTATAGCCATAGAGCCTGTTTGCATGCAATATGTGCAGCAGGCTGTTCAATCCGTTTTAGTTAAGCGAATTGAGCGTTACTGGCTAACCAGAGGTCACGTTAATTTCACGGACCAAACTGTTAACCAGAACCTGGCTCTAACGTCCTCGAAGACTGGTCGATATGCAACCATCGATCTGTCTGACGCGTCTGATCGAGTTTTACTCGATGTAGCCGCATTAGTGTTTGAATCGAATCCCGTTTTATGGGATTCAATTCAAGCTTGTCGATCGAGGGCTGCGATTTTACCTGATGGGAGACTAGTCTCTCCATTACGTAAATTCGCTTCGATGGGTAGTGCTCTCTGTTTTCCAGTTGAGGCGATGGTGTTTTACACAATTTGTGTAATCGCCCTCCTGGATAATAGAAACCTCCCTTATATCTCTAAAAACATCTTTGATGTAACTAGAGATATATTCGTTTACGGGGACGATTTGATCGTCCCCGCTGACGAAGCGATAGCTGTTCTCGATTACCTACAGAAATACCACTGTAAGGTAAATACGTCCAAGACTTTCGTTACTGGAAAGTTCCGAGAATCTTGTGGCGTAGACGCATATGATGGAGAAGAGGTTACACCAACCTACTTACGTCATATGCCTCCGCAGAACAGGCAGCAAGCCCCTGAACTTGTTAGTTGGGTAGCTACAGCTAATAACTTTTACAGAAAAGGTTACTGGCGTGCAGCCTCTCTCATGTTTTGCACATGTGAGAGATTACTAGGGGAACTCCCCTACGTATCTCCAACGAGTCCTGGGCTTGGCAGGGTATCCCTACTGGGGTACCGTTCTATCGGAAGATGGAATGGTTCCAACCATGTCTTCGAAGAGAAGGCCTGGACCCCGGTAACTGTCTATAGCAGTGACAATATAGACGGGTATCCAGCTCTCCAGAAGTGTCTCTTATCCCTCGAGAAGCGACAGACCAATCTGGTCGGTCAACTTGAGGATATTGATAAGAGACATTTGGAAAGAACTGCATTGCGCGGCGCAATCGCATTGCAACGCCGCTGGGTCCCCGCCACCTAGGCGGGAAGGGCAGTTATCTGCTTAGGAGAATGCAC